TCAGATGGAAGCCTCGGAAACGGGGCTTCTGTCTTTTCTAAGTGTACGGTTAACAATAGGAACCCATTCAGGCATATCAATTTCCCGGAAGCAGATATGCAGACCTATTGCACGTGTCATAAGCAAGTCGTCATGTTTGCCAGTAATAGCACCATACGCACCGTTCTGTTTTCGCTCATAGGTGTTGTATTCATCCAGACAGCGTTTGTCGCGCTCGATATAGAGTCGGTCGCGTACCACCTTGATGAGGGTAGAGATAATCATCGGCTTTGTTGACACATTGGTATGGAAGCCATATTTACGCGGTGCGCCCTCCCTTATTTCATCCTCCGACTGCTTGCGTGCATACAAGTTCGGGTAGATGTCTGAAATCTGATTGAGTATATATTGCGACTGGTCGCCACCTTCCACCTGACGCTCCTTGTCGTGAGTCTCCAACGTGTTAGACTCAATGACCAGAAGAGAATTGTCGTAGAACGCCGCTATCTGTGCTGCACGCCAAGCGAGTTGGTCTATGTCGCAATGTCCGTACCACTGAGCCACCACAGACGGCGGCTCGCTACCATCAATCATACTAAGCCTGTCGAAAACCACGATAACAGACCAGTCAGCTTTATTGGAACGTCCACCCACATCGACAACGGTAAGATAACGGTTGACAACTTCGTAGCCTTCGAATGTTTCCGGCATTGCCCATATAGAAAGCAATCCTTGCCTGTCTGCACGGAAACGGAGATTGGAAAGTGCATCCTCTCCTTCGTCTCCATCAGCATATACCTCACCGATATACTGAGGCTGCTTGCAGAACCGCTCGAACTTCTTGACACGGTATTTGTCGAACACCATAGAACCAGAATGAACGAAAGCCTCCACATCATCAGAAGGGAACTCGGAAGCCATTACAGCAAAGTCGTCCTTACCTGCACGCTCCTCTATGTACCAGTTGATAGCCTCCAGTGTAGCCCCTTTCTCCCATAACGACCAAAGGTAGCGTCCGGACTCCTCACGATTTGACGGCACATAGGCATTCTCTCTATTCTCATACAGCCATTGTGCAAATTCACGCATTTCGTCAGCCGAAGCGAACTGTTTGGAATACTGCTCAATCTGAAACCACGATATAAAAAGAGCTTCATATTGTGATTTGATTGTAGGATCTGCAGCAGCCGTATATTCTGTGTGGAAGAAGTTTCCTGTTCCATTCGGTGTACTCTCCATTACGATCATCGTGAATGGTTCCAAAAGAATACCGGAACATGCCGAACGCACGATGTCCTGCGGTGACTTACCTTCTGTCTTTTGCCACAAACCGACCTCTGACAAATGCACAAGAGAATAGGCACCGCCACGGCATCCATTAGGACGCTCAGCAGTGCCAACCTTAATCTTGCAATTGCGTTGTGGTACGCGATGAGTGGAGCCAGACTTACCTACACCAACCAACTTCGGCTCGTTCTCGGAATATGCCTCACCCAGTTTGTGCAGGAACTCTACCGGGTATCTGTCAATCATGAGGTCGAACATATCCTTGATTTCGTCAGAAGCCGCTCCTTGATGTGCAATGATAAGTGAATTTAGTCCCTTTCGATGGTTGAACTGAAGCCATGCCATGTAGAGCTGTGTTGTAGTAGAACCACCCCACTGTCGAGCCTTCAACAATATTAGTCGTATAGGGAGACGAGCTTTTCTCTTCGCCTCAAAACGAGACACCAAAATACGCTGCGGATAGTAAAGCCGGAACAACACGTCCTTACCAGCCTTCTTGTTGTGGATATAGACGAGCGTAGCCGCCCAGAAAGGGAAGTCGTGTTTGAAGCGTAGTCGTATGAACTTACGCGAGACCTTGATGTAATCATCATCGTTTGGCTCAACATGGAGAACAGACGAAAGAAACTTGTCGATAGACCCAGCCTTGACAAGTTTCTTCACCATTTGTATTTTCATCATCTCTACAGGGAGCCATTGGACGGGTATGGCAAAGTCAGAGATACACACTCGCACACGTTCCCCTATGGACCCTTCACCCGTGACCGGGTCGAAGTGAGCGAACATCACCTCATTTCGCCGGTCGTTTTCAGCGAGTAAGCGTGCAATCTCTGTATCTATCATATTGGTTGTCATACCATCCATTCTTTATTCGGTAAATAAATTCGCCCACTGTACGAGGCGTGAGATAGAATTTCGGTGCAGGTTGATTTACTATTTTCGTCACAAGTTCGTACACCGATTTGTCGGGCTGTTTCTCACGTAGTATAACGAACCTTCGGTAAATCTCCTCAAACATTTCACGCTTGTTGCTCCTCATCCTTGGCATCGGTTTTCCAGCTGCCATTGCTGAAATGACAATAGCAGCCCTCTCCTCGCTCACCCAAAAGCGAGAAGCCGGAGACTGAGCGACAAGTTCGAAGATGACCGGCATCACGATGATGGATGCCTCTGCGAGTTTCTCCCGATATGCCCTCATGAGGTCGTTATTACGTTCGCGTGTAAATTCAAGAATGCTGCCAAAGTATTTCATAAAAGTGCCCGATTGTTTCCTCAAAGTTACAGAAACGAGGTCACAAAAGTTAAAAGTCAGTCCACATCTTATATAGGTATTTTTGCAAATGAATATGACACATTCTAAAGATTTTGAAGATAATGGCTGATAACAACGGAGTTAAGAGCAGACGCGACCAACAGTTGGAACGGCTGCGAAAGAAATATCCCGACAAGAAGTTCGAGGATGATGAGGAGATTTACGGTCAGATTTACGACGATTACGACCAATACGAGCAGGACCTTAGCGGCTACAAGGACAGGGAAAAGGCCATGTCCGACATGTTTGCCGCTGACCCGAGAAGTGCACAGTTCCTTGCTGACATGCACAATGGTAACGACCCCTACGTAGGGCTTGTAAAAAACTTCGGCATAGAAATACAGGACGTACTTGACGATCCTGAAATGCAGGAGAAGATAGCCGAGGCCAACAAGGACTATGTGGAGCGTGTAGCCAAGTCAAGACAGCTTGACGAGGAATATGAGAAGAACATGGACGCAAGTCTTGAAACCCTTCGTCAGTTCCAAGAAGAGCGTGGCATGAGCGACGAACAGATTGACGCTGTAGTTGATGCCGTTTTGACCGTGGTCCGTGACGGTGTTATGGGCAAGTTCTCGAAAGAGACTCTTGCAATGTTCGTGAATGCCATCAACCATGACAGTGATGTGGCCTCAGCAAGTGAAGAGGGACGTGTTGCCGGACGCAATGACAAAATTGTGGAAGGCTTGCGCAAGCGAGACAAAGGCGACGGCACTGCGCCACTGAACGGCAAGAATGGCGGTGCGCCCAAGAACAAGAGAAACATGGACATCTTTGACTTTGCAAATGCTGCAAAATAATACGTCATGAGCATTAGTGTAGAATTTCCAAATACAAAGCCACGTGAACCCTCACAAGGAAGTGCAGGATTGCGAACACATATCGGTGGTGCCTGTACCACTGTAAGTGCGTTAATGGAAGCAAGCAAAGCTATACATAACGAAGGCTTTGTGAAGAAAAGCATTGTCAAGGTACCGGCAAAAACGAAACATAACAATAACAAATAAAAACAAATTAAAATGAGCGTAGAAGTAACAACAACCCAGCAACAGAACTCTGGCAGTGCAAACACGCCAGATAGTCCTGAACTTACTCCAAGTGCTGGTTCCGCTGGTCTTCAGACACAGTTAGGTGGTGCGCCTACTACCGTCAGTGGAGTAGAGAACGCATCAGGAGGTATGGGCGAACTTGTAATGCCCGAAGTTGACAAACGAATTTTCATGTTTGAACGTGATCAGAACTCTTTGATGCAGCTTATGCTGATGGCAAAGTCCGTGAACGTTCATAGCATGGAAGTGAAACACTATGCAATTGACCAAGGCACACCAATCGTTACGGTTGCATCTGTTAATGGCAATACTATCACGTTGGTAAATGCCGACCAGAAGAAAGTTCGAGCATACGACACTCTTATGGTCAAGGGAGTCAAAGGCTACGACTTTATCGGTGGTACCAATGTCAAGAGCCGTCGTCCCCTCCAGCTCTTTGTAAAGAGCGTGAACAACGACGACACCATCACCTGTATTGCAACCAACGGTGTTAAGCAGGCTGCGACAGACCAGTATGGCAGTCTTCCAACAGCAACCTCTCCAACAGCAAGCAATACCAATATCATAACAGCAGGTACGAAGTTAGTACGTATGGCTAATGCCATGTATGAGACTCAGAAGTGGGTTGACCCCAATACTGTCATTCCTTCTCCAGACGACTTGTACTTGCAGAAGCGAGGTATGACAAGCATCGTATCAAAGTATCTTGCCGACCAGAACATGGAGATACCTTACGATGAGGCTGTCAAGGCAGAGGCTCAGTTGCGTGAGTTCAAGGCTGCCGGCAACCGTACGCTTCTCATTTCTCAGCAGAACAAGATGCTTGTACGTTCAAGCATGGGTGACGACCAGTGGGACTATACAACCAATGGTGTTCGTTGGCAGGTGAAGCGTGAGGTGAAGCATCGTGGCAAGTGGACATTTGAGGATGTAATGTCTCTCATCAAGCTATACTACGGTGGTGCAGACAAGCCTAAGTCCGGTCTCTTCCTCGTTGGTAACAATCTTGGTCAGAGCTTGCAGCTCATTGACTGGAGCAAGCATACAGAGGTCAAGATGGAGCCTTACACAAATGAGAGACTTGGCTGGAAGGTGACACGCCTTTCCTGCATCTTCGGTGAGCTTCAGATTAAGATTGAGCCGACGTTCAATGATTGCGGCTACGAGAACAGCGGTCTAATTGTTGGTGAAGACCGTTTGGTTCACTATGTACGTCGTGGTGAGAGCAGCTACACTGAGGACGTTGAAGGTGAAGAGGCTACACGCAATGGTGTTCTCGTCAGTGACGCTCTTGGCTTGAAGGGCAACTGTCACATCTGGGTTGATGGTGACGATGATGATGACGACACCGCTCCTGCAGCAGACGAGTTCCGCTTGTGGAGTAGTGACACAGCTCCAACCGAAGCTGATCTCGAAGATGGCGTAATTTACGTGTTCGCTTATGGCATGAACATCAAGTCTGACACAGCAACTATTACTGTGAGTGCAGGAGACGCATTCAAGTACAATGCGACAGGCGAGAACGAGAAGAAGTGGGTTCGTTTCTACGGCCCTATTTCAGCTGAGTAACTTTTTAGTCAACGCTAATTATGGGGGTGGATGCGCTTTAAGTCAATCCGTCCCCATTTTTAATAAAAAAATATAACATGGAAATTAAAACATACGGAGTATATGGTCTCACGGAATGGCATGGTAAAGTTAAGGCCGGCACCATTGAGGCGAACTTATCGTTCGTTGGTGGCACGTCTTCTCCAACTGGTTCGCAACCTGCATACATGGTGACCAAAGACCCAATTACACAGTTTGTAATTGAGAACTCAAAGGAATACAAGACTGGTCTTATCCGTCTCGTAATGCGTCAAGTACTGCCCGGTACTCACATGCGAATTGCTACCCACAAGTCTATTCCTGACAGTGACGAACAGGTGAATGAGCATTTGTCTGAAGAAATAAAGACAGAAACAGTGAAGCCGATTGTGGAAGTAGAAACGCCTACACCAGAGACAGGCATCGAGCCTATAGAGGGCGAACGTGGTCTTACTGAAGTTGAGTTCAGTACCAACCAAGAAGCCAAGGACTATCTTACAAAGACGTTTGGTGTGAAGAGTGGTACGATGAGAACTCGTGCAGAAATTATAGCTGTAGGTGAAACCTATGGCGTTAAAATCACTTTTGTAACCGAGTAATCACAGCAATGGTATGGTGTACAAAATCGAAGTCGTGGAGCGTGACGTACGCATTGCCATTGACGAGAACAAGACAAGCGAGCAGCTCATCAGCGATGAGGACATTGACACCTTATCGTTGAATGACATCATCCGCTCAAAGATAGTGGAAGCCGTTCGGCGTGTAGAGTCGTCCGCTCCCGTTCACTACTTGGAAGAAGGTCACGTATTTGGTGATGCCATCTACTGGGAGGAGAACGGAAGCGGTTGGACTCTGCTGCCCGATGATTTCATGCGTCTTGTTGCCTTTCGCATGAGCGACTGGGAACGCACCTGCTATATGGCCATATCAGCAGACAACCCATTGTATGACCTGCAATCGTCAAGATACAAGGGTATTCGTGGCAATGTCCAGAAGCCGGTGTGTGCCGTAGTGAACCGTGCCGAGGGCAAGGTGTTGGAGTTCTACAGTTGCAACAGTGAAGAAGCCTACGTGAAACGTGCCTCATACATTCCTTATCCGAGCATAGACGAGGAGGACGGCATAGACATCAGCGAGCGTTGTTACACAGCCGTGGTCTATACTACGGCTGCATTAGTATTAACCGCCTATGGTGCGAGCGAGCAAGCAGCCGCAATGAACACCTTGGCAAAAAGCATTTTTGAATAATGAGTTCAATACCAACAAAACAGATAGATGGTGACGTTGCGGTTGGTCGTGACGTTAACATCGGCGGCAAGGCCACCATACGCGGTTCGGCAAAGGTCGGCCACAATCTGACCGTTGACGGCTGGCTTGAAGCCAAGAACATAAAAGGCCCGAACAAAGGCCTGTTCAAAACGGCGGCACAGCTACGCGAGGCTTACCCTAATCCTCATGAAGGATGGTGGGCGTTGGTGACCGTAGAAGGCAGTGCAGCGTCAGATCATCTTGGCCAGCTCTATGTAGCTGACGGTGGTACATGGGTAGCGCAAGTTGACAGCAACGGTAATCCGCTGCTGAAGGGTAATCCTACGGTTGATAGCACCGAGTACATGGAAGCCGTGGAGGAAATGACAGCCGACCTCGAAGCCGTGAAGGTGGACGTTAACCAGAACAAGGAAGACGTGCGCAGCCTACGTTCTACACAGACCACGCAAGGCGAGAGCATCAACACCCTCAACACAAAGATGGGCACAGCTCAGAGCGACATCAACACACTGAAGAAGACTGTAAGCGACAACAAGACTGAACTTGCGAGCAGCATCAGCGGTGTACAGAAAGACCTCACATCATTCAAGAACACCAAAGGACAGCCCAACGGACTTGCGCCGTTGGACGAACAGAACCAGATACCTTCGCAGTATCTTCCCGACTATGTGGACGATGTGCTTGAGTTCAACGGCAGCTTCAATGACATTACTTCGCAGATGATGTCGTTAAACAAGTACTCAACGGACGAGAACTGTAGCGTTGTTTTCAGCAGAGACGCTGGTGCTTTTGTGCTGAAATACACGCAGCCATCGAAGACGGAAGGTGACTTGCGCCCGACGATTACTTACTACAACAACTGGATAGACGGTGACCTTTACGGTGAGGGCACTATGAAAGGCCGTGTGCCACACAGCGGCAAGATTTACATAGACGTTACAGCCAACAAGACTTATCGTTGGGGAGGCAGCACGCTTGTTGCAATAGGTTCGGACTTGGCATTGGGCCATACCAGTGGCACTGCATATCCCGGTGACGAGGGAGCCGAGCTAAATAGCACACTCCAGACAGCGAACATACGCATTGATGGTATAAACATTCTTCGCTTTGATGGAGTGTGGGACGGTACCGGCAAGGCACCGAGTCGTGGTTTGTGGTATGCTCCAAGTTTGGACTACGAAGGAGAGTGGTGCTTCCGTAAGTTCGGAGGTGTTAGTACAGAGACATACGGTTATCCGGAAGAAATGTATAACACCGACAGCGTAGGACGTGCGGACCATATCTATTGTTGTGCAGACGAGTTGTTCCGTATCGTTGACAAGAAGATGCAGAGGATTGGCGGCAGCGGCAGCTCTGCCAGCATTTACAACCCGACGGTGGAGCAGGGAGGACACTACTATGTGTTGTGTGATACCGACGATACGGCCAATTCAGCTGTTCACGCAGCGAAGGAAAACGGCAAGGCAGCAGTAGGCTTGATGATAACCTTCGCGTTGAAGAAAGGCACGTGGAAGACCTACCAGTATATCGGAGCCAACACGGAGGACAACAATTGGTATGACACAGAGAACTGGAAAGACTTCGGTTCGATGGTGCAGGGTTCAGAGTCGATGATAGACATTGACATCATAGCCCCTCTACCTACAGGTTTCTACACCCTTGGCACCGCACTTGCAGCTCTGAAAACCTATCAAGAGACAACAAGTGTGAACTATCAGAAACGCGGTTTGGTGATAAGTTACACGACGGAAGCCAATAAGGTAGAGACCAAACAGTATCAGGGCGACTCCATTGCGGACTTCTACGAGGCCGGGCTTTGGCAGGACTTCGGCGGCGGCAGCAAACTTGTGGCGAACGACACGATGGAAGACAATGGCAAAGACGCTTTCTCTACAGGAGGAGCATATAAGGTCGTACCTACGGAGATAGAGGCTACAGAGGAAGAAGGCAGCGTATCACTGAAGCTAAAAAACAAGGCTGGCGACACCCTGTCTGAAGCCCAGTTCAGTGTGGGCACCGGTACTGGAGGTGGCGGTGGAACTACACTTGCCATCAACTTTGAAAACGACCCCTTCTATGTCCGTGCAGGAGGCACAGCCATACTGAAAGCCGCCATCCGCAGTGTGACCCAGCTATCCGATGGATCGTCGCAGGACAACAAGATACAGAGTGTGGTGTTTATCAATCGCACGACCAAGACCACTGTAGCCTCATTCAAGCCCAATCAGGCAAGCAGTTCGTCGTTAAAGTCGTACACCTTTGAGTTTGACCTAAGCACCATTGCGGCCAGTGCTGGCAGCGTAGAGCTGCAAGCCGTAGCCACCGATGCCACCGGCAAGACAGCCACGAGAAACGTGGAAATGATAGCCGTTGATGTGACCGTAGAGAGCAGCCAGACACTGAGCTATACGAAGAGCACCACATTGCAGGTTGGCGGTCAGAAGGTAAGCATCCCTATGTATCGTTTCCCAAACAATGCCTCAGACAAGGGTATCCAGACGAAGATCGAGATATTCCGCAATGGAGTTTGGGAGACGCTGGAGAATGTATTGGTAAAGGACACCTATACCCATAACGTGACCATCGACCCACAAGGCATGAACCACGGCGCATATCCTCTGCGCATACAAGGGCAGGACGTAGCATCAGGACTGCAAGGTAACACGCTGCATACCGCAGTTATGGTGATAGAGCAGCGCGAGAGTGTGAGCGACTACACGAAGCCTATCATTGTGGCACGATGGTACGACGACAGCGATGGCAAGACAAAGCTTTTCAAGACCGTCAGTTTCGACATCGCCTGTTATCAGCGAGACAACACTAACCCAAATGTAGAGGTGAAGGTGAAGAACGAGACCGCTGACGAGACTGAAACGATTGCCAACAAGGTTATGAACCGCAGCAGTTACTACTCGATAGAGAAACGCATTGTGGGCTATAACGACGGCGACACATTGATCTTCGATGCAACATGTGGCGAGGTACGTCTGGCGGAGCAACTAAAAGTTGTCATTGACGGCAGCATGCTTGCCATCAGCGAGACCGAGGGCGCATACTACAAATTGAGCTTTGCCGGCAGAAGTAAAGACGACATCGACAAGAGCATCAAGGCCACCTGTGCTGACGGCAGCATTGTGGAAGTGAAGGTAAACGGCAGTAACTGGTCGAGCAACGGTTTTGTTGCCGACAACTTCGGTACGGAGAAAGCAGACGGCAGAATGGCACTACGTGTGGCTGAGAATGTGACGGCAGCATGTAGCGACACACCATTGGCAAGCAAGGACATATCCACCAACGGTATGGCACTAAGCTTTACATTCAAGGTTAAGAACATTGCCAAACGTAATGCAAAGATTATGTGGTGTATGGGCGAGCGATTGGGTTTTGTGCTTACTGGAGAGAAGTTCATTGTGACCACCGCAGGTGATAGCGATGAGGCTTTGAAAGACGTTCAGACAACCGCCGCCACCTCCTACCTTGACGACACCGTATATCGCATAGACATTGTAATAGAGCCACAAGCCAGAGCACCCTATAGCGGTGTGATGCTGTGCAAGGTGTTCCAGAACGGCGATGCAGCAGCTTGTGTTCCCATCAGCACAGTCAGCGGCTTCCCCAACATTGCGGACATGATACACTTCGACGGTACAGATGCTGACCTTTACCTGTATGAGGTGGTACGCTGGAACACCTACTATGACTTCATCCAAGCATTCAACAACTACATCGTGAACCTAACAGATACGACTGCCATGCTGACCGAGTATGAGCAGAACCAAGTGATGAGCGATGTTACAGCCGAGGGCACCACGAAACCACGCCCCGATATGCAAAAGTTGTTAGACCGCGGTATCATGGTCGTGGCAATGACGCGCACTTCGGACAAGAACCTTAGCAAAGACGGTGGCGCGGTAACGGACAGCGAGATATATTATCCCGACTACATTGAAGGTTTGAGGGATAAGAAAACGTCCGTTTTGATGGACTTGTATCTGTACTTCCCAGACCGTCCGTGGGCGAACTGTGTGATAGAAGCCGTCCCTGTAACCAATCAGGGAACTTCGACTCTTGCTTATGATGTCAAGAACAAGAAGGGCAAGCTTAAGAAGGCGAAGAGGATTAGAATGCTCTACACAAGAGAACAGATTAGTGAGATGTACAATGGTGATGAGACTATTCTTGCCAAGTATGACGACGCTGCAGCTCTTGCGAAGAAAAAGAAGATCCGCGTGAAGGAAGGCAGTACGCCTATACAGAACATTACCATCAAGGTTGACTACTCGGACTCTGCCGGTGCCAACAACTGTGCCATGATGGAGCTTATGAACGACACGCAGATAGCCCTTGGCAGTGACTATATGACCCCTGCACAGCGACACAACACCGACAAGAGCGAAGAACTGCATACGAGCATTGACGGTGTGACGTGTGCCCTCTTCCGTACCGACTACCGCATAGGTCAAGACAAGGGGACACAGGCCGCTACACTTCCTGAGAACGCCTACTTCCACTCGAAGGCAAACTTCAATGCCGACAAGGGTAATCCCCACTTCTTCGGTTTTGAGGACGTTAAGGGATATAATTACGGTTGCGTGAACTATGGCGACTTCAAGGAAATGGTAGCTCCGAGAGATACCACCATTGATACCTACAAGGCCAGTGTTCTTTCAGACACAAGCTCATTGATACCGGGCACGCTGTATATGCTGAGTGAGTTCTGTGGTCCGGAAACACGCTTCATTGAGAACGATGGTACTGGAACCATGACAGAGATAGGTGAGGTGGCCGTTGAAGACAGTCATGTGCTTGACAAAACACTCTCCGAGGTACAGGCAGACGATGTCAAAAACTACGACTGGGGAACAGCCTACAAGACATCAGACGGCAAGTATGTGCAGTATAAAGGAGGAGCATGGAAGGACACCACAGGCACCATGACTTATGACAATGCCACTAAGAAATGGAGTGTGCAAGGCCGCGTGCTGAACCCTGTTGAGTGCTACGAGTACAGACAATACCAAGAGTTTTGTTGGCAGCAGGGTGTGAATAGTGTGGACGATATGCTGAAGACGCTGCACACCGACGATGGCGACGTTCCAGTATGGAGCACTTATTACGAAATACGCTACCCTGACGACGACGACTTGAACGCCCTGTATGCGTCGGGCAAGAAAGTTCCGTACCAGTTGTATAGAGAGTTGGCCTTCTGTCAGCAGTGTAACCAGAACTTGACAGACAATGCCGAAGAGAACGCCGCCACCAATTCCGATGGCAGCGAGAAGGTGTTCAACGGTGCTGGTGCAAGCACAACCATTACCCTTGGCGGTAAGACCGTTGCCGGCACCAAGGAGAACCGCAGGAAGAAATGGCAGCAGGAAATGCACAAGTATTTCTCGCCATATTCAACTCACTGCTATGTTGTGGCGAGCGATTATAAAGCCACCGTGGACCAGCGAGCCAAGAACATGATGATTGCTGTTTACTTGGAGACCGACGGCAGCATGCGCTACTACTTCAACCACTGGTATGACGGTGACTCATGTGACGAGGCAGACAACGACTGCTACCTGACCATCCCTTGGGATATGGACGGAGCTGCGAGCCATCTATATCAAGGATGGGACGGTGTAATGTTCCAACAAAGCTATGCCTTGTTTGACAGAGGCGAAGGCGTATGGCTTGATGATGCAGGCACGGAGACGCTGACTCTTCATGACACGGCGGCAAAGATGCGTGCTACGAAGGCCAAGGCCGGCCTTGAAATCTTCTCTACTGACGGCTGCTACCGCTATTGGATGATAGACCGCATCTTGAAATGGCCAAAGGTGGTAAGTTCGTTTGACGGAGAGCGCAAGTATATAGAAACAGCTACCGCTGCCGACAACCACTATCCTGCCTTGCACGGTCTGCGACTGGAGAGTCTGCCAGCCTTCCAACGCAAGCGTTTCGCATACAGAGACGGCTACTTCCAGACTGGTGATCTGTTCCGCCATTTCTTCCAAGACCGTGTTATGGGACCCATCACGGTGAAGATAACGGCAGCACAGGACGGTTACTTCGCCATGGGCGTGGACTCCACCTCGTCAGCCAAGTATAGTTGTTATCTGAAGGAAAGCGAAAGCCATACCTTTGTTGAGGCGGCAGCAGGTGAAGGTGGCAAGCTGATCTACATCTTCGGTGCAGACAAGATAAGCGAGCTTGACATCAGCGGTTGTTCTCCTAAGAATTCAAACTGGATGCTGAGCGAGTGCACCTTGCTGCGCAAGCTCGTCATTGGCGGTGAAGGATATACTCCAGCATATACCACCGACATACTGAGCACTCTGAACTTAGGACAGATGCCTTTCTTGGAAGAGATAGACATCAGGAACACGATGATAACCGACGTGAATGCCTCGCTGTGTCCTCGCCTAAGAAAGGTGTTGGCAGAAGGCAGTCTGTTGAAGTCAATCACACTTGCAGAGAGTTCGCCTATTGATACGCTGCACCTTCCCGGTACTATGACAACTCTGTACTTCAAGAACCTTCCTAATCTGACCTACCCCGGTGGTTTGACCATTGACGGAATGGCTAAGGTGACGAAGCTGTTTTTGGACGGAAGCCCGAAGATAGATGCCATGACACTGCTGCGAGAGGTAACCACGGCCAGTGCGCTGAAGAGTGTACGCATAGCCGGCCTTGCTGCTACGGAAAGCGTTGAGCTGCTGCGAGCCATCAAGAACAATGGAGCCGTAGGCATAGACGCAAACGGAGCAGACTATGACGAGAGCGGCCAGTGTAGCGGACTGATAGGCAGATGGATTCTGACCCTACTTTCAGAGGAGAGTGAGATTGCGGAGCTGAAGCGTTACTTCCCGAACCTTGAAGTTATAAACTCGCAATTCTCTGTCATAAAGATAGACGATGTGGTGAGCGGTGACTTCTGCGAGAAATACAGCAACCCCGAGAACCAGACAGGAGCCGATTACGATAAGAGCTTTGTGGCAAGCGGCCATACATTGAAGATATTGCAGGACACCCATGCTTACAAGTGTACGTACAACTCCAAGCTGAAACAGATGGAGGGTGTGCAATTGAGCGATGCGGACTTCAATAAACTTGCTAATGGTGAGAGCTTCGATGTGAGCGACAGCGCAGGTGAAGGCTTTGACATCTTCCACCACTTGCCTCATTATTGGTACAAGGGCGTGAACGACTACAAGAACCAAGTAAAGTATATCATTCACTCAATTACAGATAATGAGCCGTTATCGACTGTAAACAACCGAAGGGAGGCATTGCTTTCAGAGCTGCTCTATGCTGAAAATTCAGGCGTGTATGCTGACGAGGCAACAGTTGGCGAGACAGTTGGCGATAATATTATTGCCACAGCAGCCAATGCGAACGCCTACCGTATGGACGTTGAGGGCATGAAGCAGGTAAGATGGCCGGGACTTAACCACGCTCGTCTTGGTGCCGTCTTTACGGATGCAAACGGCAAGATAGTGGGCAAGTTCATTATGATGGTGAGTCACGCTTACTTCGACTTCTCAATCGGTAACTATGTGTTCTGCGATGTGCCAAACGGTGCTAAGTGGATATACTTCACTTCGTATCGTGACATTGGCGACATAAAGTGTCTTGCTGTTGACAGCGAGCATATAGAGGCAATAGAACCAGAATGGACTGAGCACACCGTTGGTGAGTTCGACAGTCTTGTGGGAACATACCCCATCACTATTGACGGACTGAAACGACCTCGAAGCATATCGGGTTCAGTACGTTCAAAGAAAGGTGACGGCACTTCACAGACCTCGTCAGAATGGGCATACGACACGGACGGTAACCCGACCGAAATGCCGACCGGGACAATGCACTACACTGACAAGGATTTCCAGAACAGTGCGCACATGCGCGGAGAGGGCTACCAACTCCAAGACTATGAGCAGCACAAGGAAATCAGCAACCTATGGTGGGCGACCCATGGAACGACCAATGAGCAGTCTGTTGTTGGCAATGGTGCACATGACAGTACGCTGAACAGTCGTGACGACATCGGCATGGCGGACACATCGTATGTGGGCAACTCCATGAACTCAATCATGGGACTCAAACACTATGTGGGCTGTGATAGTGAGTGGATGGACTACATTGCAGGAAATGTGAAGAGCTACGAGACGTTCTACAAGAACCGTTGCGTGGAGACGAACGAAGATCCTGTAGATTATGTGTTCCACATCTACGACCCAGTGAAGAAGACGGAGCGAACTGTGCAGAGTGTGAACAGCGGAGGTAACTGCGTTGTGAGAGTGGTGCATGGTGCCAAGTGTGACATCTTGCCGAGCAAGGTGCATCAGACTGACACCAGCAAATACACCACACACTATGCAGCAGGAGTATGGTTCCCGGGCAGTAGAGGCCGCTGTGTTCTGCGGTCTGGCAGCTACTCGAGTGCGAACAGCGGTCTCGCTTATGCGTTCGCGAGCTACGCTTCTTCGTACTCGTACACGTTCTGCGGCGGTCGGCTGGCCTTCCGCGGAAAATTCGTGATTGTTGACTAAGCGGAAAGCGAAAGCACGAAAAAAGCGTCAGAGGGAGAGCCGACGAAAGGAGGCTGCTCCCTCTCCCTTTTTATCTCGCGTCAGCGAGATTTTTTTTAGGCTCTGCAAAATAAAAGCAAAAGTTGTATGATATATCAACTTTTTGTATTACCTTTGCACCATGAACTCAGAACGGAGAATACTGGTTTACAAAGATTATTTCCTCACGTTCTACCGCACCTTGGAAGCAGGAGCACAGAAGAAGATAGACTATGTGCTTGATGTGCTGAAGATGCAGGACAGAGTGAGCGAGAAATTTGTAAAGTACATAAAGGATGGTCTCTATGAAATAAGAGCCTCCTACAATGGTAATATATATCGAGCGTTCTTCATTTTCGACGAGGGCAACATCGTGATGCTCTTCAACGGCTTTCAGAAGAAAACCCAGAAGACACCCTCCAAGGAGATAGACAGAGCACTTGAACTTAAAAAGGAATATTATGCAGGAAAGAAATGACATTAGCAGTTTTGATGCCATTCTTGACGCCAAGTATGGAGCAGTAGGAACTGCGGAAAGAGAGGCTTTCAGAAAGGAAGCCACCAACTATTGCGTGGGACAGATTATCTATGATGCCCGAAAGCAGGAACACATGACCCAATCAGACCTCGCAAAGAAAGTCGGTACGGACAAGACCTACATATCACGCATAGAGAAAGGTGTGATAGAACCTGGTGTGGGAATGTTTTTCCGCATCATTGACGCTTTGGGATTGAAAGTGGACATTGTGCGTCCGATAGTATAACAAGAAACAAAAGGCAGAAAATCCCACGCGCCGCTGTGTTCTGCGGTCTGGCAACAACTCGAATGCGAACAGCGGTCTCGCTTATGCGAACGCGAACAACGCTTCTTCGAACTCGAACACGAACTACGGCGGTCGGCTGAAATTCTTTGTGGTACTTAATCGGGGGACTCTGACGTGGCACGAGGATTGCCGCAAACAAACTCCGAGGGATTAGAGCCTCGGCAACAGCATGATAAACGAATTATGGAAAGCCGGAACACGACATTAACCACATGTGGGGAGTGCATCAACTCCCCACAGGACAGGAAGGCTGTCAATCAACAGGAAGACTTATTAGGACAGGTAGAAGCACCAACTTCTATCTGTTTTCCTTTATATAACCTCATCCCGGAAATCATTTCGGACGAAAACATGGAACGCTCGTTCAAGCGTGTCATGTCGAACCTTCATAACGCCGACACGCGAAGCGGAATAAAATGGAGGGAGAAGGTTGTTATAGATGGTGTGGAATGTACTCCACGCATGGTGCGCTATATGAAGCGCAAGAAAGAAATTATTGCCGAGCTGAAAGAACAAATAGGCAATGGCACATTTCGTGTTGAGCGTCTGTCTTCGTTTGAGGTGGACGATGGTCCGAAGAGAAGAATGGTTCAAGCGCCTCCTGTAGTGAAACGTATAGGCTGCAATGCCATCATGGAGATTGTGGAGAAACACCTTTCGCCATTGCTAATAGAAAACACGGCAGCTTCGATAGAAGGACGCGGCCCACACGGACTATTCCACAAGATGCAGGAAGTGAGAGCCGAGAACCCCGACCTTATATATTATTATCAAAGCGACTATAAAGGTTATTATGACCACATACTGCACGACAAGATGATTGACATCATCAAGCAGTATATAGCCGACCCGATATTACTCCCCATACTAATAGACTTCGTTAAGGTATTGCACCCGGATGGCAACGAAGGCATCAGTAAGGGACTACGCTCCTCACAGTTTTTCGGCAACCTGTATCACAATGACATTGACCATGCCATGATAGAGGAGTGTGGAAAGGATAACTACAACCGCTTTTGTGACGACATATACATACTTGGAGACGACAAAAAAGAGTTGTGGAAACACAGGGATACACTGCACAGACTAAGTAAACCCTACAATCTGATAATCAAGCCGAGCGAGAAGGTAGCTCCAGTGAGCGCAGGAATGGATGCACTGGGGTATATTGATTATGGTGACCACTCACGAATACGCAAACGTACAAAGGTGAACGCTGCGAGAAAACTCGCCAAGATAAAATCAAGAAAGCGAAGACAACAAATTATAGGCTCGTTCAAAGGAATGGCATGTCATGCAGACTGCCAGCATTTATATTATACATTAACAGGTAGAAACATGAAGAAATTTTCAGAAATGGGCGTGACCTATACCCCTGCAGACGGCAAGAAGCGTTTTCCGGGCAAGGTTACACGCTTGGGAGACATCGTGAACATCCCGGTAGAAATTCACGACTACGAGACACTGGACACGAAGTTTGGCGAAGACCGCTACTTAGTGTCGTTCAAGAACCCTGCGACACAGGAATAGGGCAAGTTCTTCACCGCTTCGGACGAGATGAAAGGCATCCTTGATCAGATAAGCGACATCGAGGATGGCTTTCCGTTTGAGACCGTCATCAAGTGCGAACAGTTTGACGGCAGCAAGCGAAAGTATAACTTCACATAAAGCGACTCACTAAAGATAAAAGCGTGAATTGGGCTGCATACTATATCTTTGCCTCAACAAAATCATAGCGACAATGGAAAAGATATACGGCACAACCAAACGTCAGGACGGACTGCAACGAGTAGGCAAGAATAAATGGCTGCTCTATTTCGGTCTTTATGAAACAGAGAGCGGTACATACGAATACCGTCATACGTTCACGCACAAGCCCACGCTTGACGAGATAAAGAAACTTGTTTGGGCTACGATAGACGCGGAGACCAAAGACAAGATTGTTAATCGGTTTGAGTATGAGGGCATCAAGGTTTGGCTCACAGACGAGAAGCAGCGTAACTTTGCCTCTATTGAGAACAATGAAAGTGTTACATTCCCACTTACGTTGAAGCTCAACGAGAAAGCCGACGCTACACCAATCTATCATACCTTCCAGACGCGAGACGAGTTCAAGAAGTTCAGCGAGGCCGCTGCATGTTTCATTCTTGAAACCATCAGGAACGGATGGAAGGAGAAGGACAATGTAGATTGGAGCGTGTTTGACATGTAATCATAACATCATCAATAAGAGGAACAGGAGAAATCTTGCTCCTCTTTTTTTGTGCTACAATAGTTAAAACGACGCTCACCGGTTAAGTCGCTAAATTTGCCAAGAACATAAAATCATAATGGCAATGAAAAAGATTATTACATGGTTAAAATCCAGCAACCGCGGCAGACATATCGTAGGTGGCTTTCTCATCGGTTTGGGAGCTGATGATACCTACTGTGCGCTGTATGCCGGAGCTGGTGTAGCTGGAGCCTTGGAACTTAAAGACAAGTTATGGGGCGGCAAATGGGATTGGGTTGACTTCGGTTGTACGATGGCCGGAGTAGTTGTAGGACGCTTAATAAGAGTAACACTGACAGGGAAATGAACGATGTAAGTCAAATTACGCAGGTGGCTAAAGGTATTAGCGACTATGGCATGATGGCAATAACAGCAGCCTTTTTTCTTCTCCTTTCCGCAGCTATGATGGTGGCCCTCTTCCGTTGGTTCAAGAGCATCATCGAACAGATGATGCAAGACCAGAAGGACAGTATGCACAACCTTGCCGAAGAGACACGTAAGCAGAACGACATGCTGCAAGACATATCAGAGGGTCTTCGCCCAGAAACATTGTTACGCATCCGCAACCTTACAGGTTTTGCTTTCGACCTCAGCATTGAGCAGGTGTGCCGACTTATCAAGCGTGTAAGAGAAGAGAACCACATCATAGACCACGAAGCGACAGCAGCGAAGATACGCAAGTCGTTGCTCGTTATACACAACGACCGCAACTCGCGCTTCGACTCTTTCACATATCGAGGTAAATCCATTTCAGAGTTTTGCAGTTCGGAATGGGTGGAGGACGTGGCGAAGATTGTTGAAGGTGAGATTTATAATGAAGATGGCGCAAACAATGCTCGTGCTTATACTAATATAAAACTTGCGTATGATAATATCAAGACAGACTTTTACCAAAGGTTGAACGCATAAATACAACTTTTGCGTAAAATTATATGCAGATTTTTACAACTTTCTAAGCAAATTATATATTATGATTAAAATTCTAATCGACAATGGGCATGGGGTGAACACCCCCGGCAAATGCAGCCCGGACAAAAGGTTGCGTGAATATGCGTATGCAAGAGAGATTGCAACGCGAGTTGTGAACGAGCTTCGCGGCATGGGCTACAATGCAGAGCGTGTTGTGGAAGAGGAGCAGGACGTTGCACTGTCTGTACGCTGCAAGCGTGTGAACGACATCTGCAAGAAAGTAGGCACCAAGAACGTACTGCTTGTCTCGATCCACAACAATGCAGCAGGAGGCGACGGCAAATGGCATGAGGCGCGAGGCTTTTCTGCCCATGTAGGCATGAACGCATCCGCAAAGAGCAAGGCTTTGGCGCAGTATCTTTGGAACGAAGCAATACTTCAAGGACTGAAAGGCAACCGTTGTGTGCCCTATGCCAAGTACATCGCCCAGAACCTTGCTATCTGTAGAGACACGAACTGCCCTGCAGTGTTGACGGAGAACCTTTTCCAAGACAACAAAGAAGACGTTGACCTGCTGTTGAGTGAGGAAGGCAAGGTGAAGGTGACAGCCGTGCATGTGAACGCTATTGTTGAATTTATCAAAGACTATTATGGATAAGAAGATTTTAGGCTTTTTGTGGGCAATGTTAGGTGTGGTTGTTGGCATCGTCTGTCTGGTTGGCATCGTGCATTGCGGAGGCTACGGCAAAGATCATGAACCTGCAGAAGTGGTGCGTGACACTGTGATTGACACCATACCTTACTATAAGCCAGTACCCAAGGACAGTTTGGTGTTGACATACAAGACCGTGACCCTGCCCAAGAGTGACAAGACGCAGCCATCTATCCGTGCGGACACACAACCGGCAGAAAGCTGTACACAAAACAATGCGACAGATGTGCGTGACAGTGCTGAGGTAACTATCCCCATCATCCAAAAGATGTATAATGGCAGTGACTACACGGCATGGGTGAGCGGTTATGACGTGCAGCTTGACAGCATCTATGTATATCCCAAGCATGAGTATGTAACGCGCAAGATTAAGCAGCCTCCTAAGAAATGGCATATCGGTGTGACGGCAGGTTACGGCTTCGGCAAACAAGGTATGCAGCCATATATAGGCATCGGACTAACGTATTCACTAATCTCATTCTGACATGGAGACAATCACCGTACAGATATTCAAGGACGACGTGTATGAAGAGGTGGCCAAGGCTACCGACTACACAGGCGCGAAGCTGATAGACGGCGACGAGGGAGCGCGAGACCGCATCCTTGCCACGGACAGCGACCTTTCAGACCTCGGAAGGTTTTGGGAGGAGTCGGTGCTTGCCACCAATGAGAGGCTGAAAGAGATGATCGTGAGCGGAGCTACGAAGCAGATACTTGTAACGATAACTCCTATTCCACCCATACAACAACCTAAAGATGTGGAGGCACAGAGCATCGTTGTTCCGTCGCTTGCGACGAGGACAGGCTACGAAGCCGTGCTGGAGGTGAGCAAGTCGTTTGACAAAGGGATGAAGGACAATGTACAGTCGGCCCTTCGCAACTTCTTCATTGCCTCAATCATCGCCCAGTGGTTCAAGCTGGCCAACAAGGGCGAAGCCGCTGACTACTTCAACCAAGCCGGAGAAATGATGGACGGTGCGGAACGTCTGCTATACAGCCGCAAGAGACCGACCCGTCCGAGTGACTAACAAATAATATTTTATTGACATGGAAGGACAAGAAAAGACATTAGGTGCCAAGAAGAGCGTGACGGCAACCATCAAAATTTCGTGGCTTCTCTTCGACATCATGAACGAGACCTTCTTGCGTGGCCGTACTATCCAGAACAAGGACAACCACAAGGAGGTGGCGAGCATGTTTGCCTCTGAGGACGAAGAAAACCGCGAGAAGATACTTCGCTCTATCAAGAAAGGCTTTGCCGAGGTGAAGACAGAATTGTCAGACTATCTCAACGAGGACGGCACAACCACAGACAACAGCCACTATGACGGCAGCACAGACCTGACGCTTAACCTCACAATGCCGAGCAACTTCAACGAGGCTGCAACCACCGGTGTAGGCGAGGCTATCCACGACTACCTGAAGAACTCCGCCATCGCCGAGTGGTACATGGTGACAAACAAGGCAGACGCTGAACAGTACATCGCCCTTGCACAGAGAAGTTTGCTGAGCATCCAACAGGCAGTGAGCAAGCGTAGCCGCCCGAAGCGTCCAACAGACTAAGGAGGAACGCTTATGAGCTGCTGCATAGAGAATGAGGGAGCGAAGCTAAAGGTAAAGCTTACCTTCGAGCGAGAACAGCTGCTCTATGACATCAAGAACAATGCCTATGTGGAGAGCCATGTAATGGCCCCGGAAACCGAGCACGCCAAGCACATGGTGGCTGACGTTGGCGAGGAGGGCAATGTGGACCGGGTGACAAGAGTGCTGGATTTGGGTATCTCCATGTGCCGGGAAATACTTTACCCTTGGTCAAAGAAGGAAATCGTCAAACTCTGTCTTGACGACAAGCTAAAGGAGAGGGAGCAATATCATATAAACATGAGTGTGTCCAACACTATTTCGCAAACCACGCTGACCTATGTGGAAAGGCTGATACATGAATACCTTGTGTGCCGAGGCGTGGCCGACTGGCTAAGCATAACTAATCCGTCGAAGTCGGAGACGTGGCTTGCCAAGGCTGCTGAGGCAGAGCAAGAAATACGCACCTCCATCCATTCAAGAATGGAGAGGAAGCGTATCAGGCAACATTGGTTAGGATAATAAAGACAAGAGCCGAGGTGCATCACGCATCCCGGCTCTTTTCATAGTTACCTAAAACAATCTAACCTTAATAAATAACTAAACCTAATAATATCTTCTTTATCTCGGCTTGTTGGTTTGTCGAGGTGTGAACTCGACTGACGCGCCGTAGATGTTTTCATCTGGTGAGAGTGTGGCTACACCGGCAATTCGGAAATACTTGTAAGGAGAGCCACGGAAGCCCTGTAGGTAATGGTCTTTACTTGACCATACAAGGTGCCAGTTCTGCAAGTCGCGCGAACCGTAGAGGGCCGTGGATACGTTCCCTTTGCGGAACAGTCCACGCTGTATGACACTGGCGACAGTCTTCAATACGTTTGCCGCTTCAAGCTTGAGAGGGCGTGTGACGTACAGACTCTTGACGGTATCCGTTATGGGAATACTCTTGTCGGTATTCGTGATAGGTACCGAGAAGTTTAGCACAGCATTTTTAGTGTCCATGGCCAGTGCATCCGGATATGAATTGAGGTGTGAGACGATGTTAGAGAACATCATTCCCCACTGATTTGTCTTCAGCGAGAATACATAGGCGTATGTGATACCGGGAGCATAGACAATGACTCGCTGGTGAACATAGTCGTACAGCATCCGGCACTGCTTCAAGAACTTGGTGAAGGACAGCGTAGGCAAGCACTTGTCTGTTGCAGGTTCATGTCCGAGCATGGTGTGCAGCTTGTCGAACCCGGGAAGCCGGAGTGCATCGAACGGATATTCGGAGTTGATGGCTTCGGATATGCACTGCGTCTGCGAGCCGCTGATCAGCATTATGCCACGGTCGGTGGGGAAGAGAACAGCGGAGTCGAGCTGTGTGATGCCGTCGGGGTTGATGCACACGTCGCGCGTGATGGGCTGCTTGGCTGTGTATGTGCCTGTTGTGGAAACCTCTAAAGCCCATACGCCCTCGGAGGTGAATGCGTAGAGGGGGAATTGTCCGAACTGTCCTTCAGAAAGAGCCTTTGCTGCAGAACAGATACCCTTAATCTCTCCCGTGCCCACGGTGTTGATGCCAAGTACCGGGAAGTAGAAGGGGTTGTTGACTTCGGAGGTGTAGATTTTGTTGGCAATCTCAATAGGGAAGTTATTGTCTTCGTGTGACGGATAGACAGACGGCAGCGAAGTGAAGTTCTTTTCACGTACCAGCTCGTAGTCGAGGACAGCAAAGGCACCATTCAGGAACTCATGCTGTTTGAGGTCGATGGCATAACATGCAGCACTGAAATTATAGATAACCATTTTGTAGGCATTCGGGTTTGGGTAGAAAACATAACACCCCCACGAATGCTTACTCTTTTTCGTCGTTTGCGTTGAACCGCTGGTAGATACCATTTCAGAGCTACAGAATAACTGCATACCCATTCCATAAAAACGTTCATCTGAAGCCACAGCATATTCCTGTCCGTTTTCTTTGATGTAAACCATAATGGAATAATCATCAGTAGAGAATGCCGCCATTGATATGTTTAGTGTGGAACCGTTGGGTTGCCAGTTGTAACGTCCATTGCAATATGCGAACATAGACTGGGCCAGATAGCCGGTGAATGGCTTGCGTTTGAGTCCGGACAAGTTGAGGCGACTATTATAGACGAATGAGTAATCAGCATGCAGCTGGTCATGCGTCAGATAGTCATCGGTCATAACCTCGCGCGTAACAAGAGACTGTAGATATTCATCATCAACGATAATGTCCTTTCGCTTGTTGTCGGCAATGGCATCTGCAATTTCAAGTGAACATAGCTTGTAAAACGTTGAAGTGTTCTTGATAGACTCTGACACCTTTCCTTCAGTGAACTCCGGCATGTGGAAAGCAATGGACGGATAAGATCTGTCAGAAGAATAGTACATTGCGTAGATCTTAGAATACTCCCACTCACAGTAGTAGTCAAGAAATTCCTTGGAAGAGAACTGCCCGAGTATTTTGTCTTCTGCCTTTGTTGATGTTACGGTGTCCTTATTGTCGGCATACAGACGGCCAATAAACTTTGTGTTGTAGTTGTCAACATCTGACATGGAAGAAATCTTTCCTTCTTGGTCGTATGTGTATATAGGCTTGGATATGAACACATCAATACTCTTGATAATGTCGGACCAGTCATTAAGATCGTACGAGTCGTCATTCCGTACAACTTTATAATCGAGCGATGCGGCCATAAGCATGATGTCACAGACAGCCTCTGTATAGCTATTCTTTCCCTTTGCCCTGTTCCACCATACAATGGGAGCTGCCTTAGTAGATGGGTTCATGAGAATGGGGGCGGAATGATAAACAAGTGAACCGTCGTATAGACGCAAGGCATAGCGGACAAAGAACGGAAAGCAGAACCGTCCTTTGTTGACAGTCTCCTGAGCAACGAACTTGTTGACTTTCGCCATTATCTGTTCTGTGATACGAGTCTTGTTGTTTTCTGTGAACTCGTTGTAGAGTGCTCCCTCGGAAATACCGTCAAAGTAAATGGTGAACGTACTCTTGCTATCATCGGAAAGACTGAACAAACGAGGATGGCCGACAAGACCGAACGACACTTCAATATCCGGGATATGGTCGCCCAGTTTGACATATTTGCCAAACTTCCACAAGTAATAGTAGAAGCTGCCGGACGTAAAGACGAGCAATGTATTACCTACAGCATTGAAATGAGAAACACTATATAGTGAGCCGACCTCTATGCGTTCTGTTGTGTCCTTGTCTATTGAGGCTATTTTCCCACTCTTCTCAGAATATACGATGTAGTGAGTGAACGAGGAAGTCTTGTGTATAAACTTGACGACCTCACCATCTTGAAGCTGCATAACTTCTGATGGTGCGAGGATAGGCTTCAAGGCACCGTCTTCTGGCAGCAGGTTGATGGACACAGCAAGAGAACCGTCGGAACATTCATAGTCAGACGGAACAGCGGAGAAGCCACTATATTTTATTTCTTGGTTCATAACGGATGCTTAAATATTATTGGTAAAACTGTTTCGCCGTCGCGTTTCTCTGCTTGGCCAATCATGAATGAGGCACGCTGCTCTTTTATGCCGCAGTTGTCGAGCATGAGTCGTGCGAGGAGGACGGAAGATGCACAGTAGTTCTTGGAACCTTTCTTTGTTGGGTGACACTGTGCGACATGCCGTCCTATTGCATTTTGGTGCCGGACTGCAAGCAGATAGCACTCGCCAAGATGGAAGGCTACGTTGATACTGTCGCCCGGCTGGAGCGAGAGTAGCCGCACGACTCTTGCCGTAATGGAAATGCGGCCATTACGGGAGAATGTTATGTCGGGGCGGCGTGTTCGTTCCAAGAGTTTAATCATAATGCAAAGATATAGGGTTGTTGATGAAAGATGGTTTTAAGTTTAGAGGGACGTTCAATCCATCATGTGATGATGAATTGAACGTAGAAGTGAAACTCCCGGCACAACCTTGGTATTTGTGGGTAGTGCTTTGGATCCTCATTGTAGGGGAGGTATATGCACCGCTCCTTGGTGTTGCAGTGAATACCTCTCCTACGTAGCTTGTAGAGCATGTTAGCCCTGCGTTTGGGATGGCGCATGAATTACACGCTTATGCCTAATCCAAGTAAAGGCAACATCATTTCAAATTGCCTTCCCTCATCGCCCTGCTTGTAGAACTCAGGAGAAATGATGGCGAACCCTTTCTTTTTCAAGTTCTCTATTTTGGCTGCAACCTCCTCCAACATCTTGTCGTCAGCTCCACCAAGAGTTAGCAGAGATATAGCCTTGTTGATACTTCCATGAGTTAAAGGGAAACACACCATTGCGACTTGTCCCTCATCACACACGTTGTAGGAATTCTCGAACACCTGCTTAGGCGACCAAGAGTCGTAGGTGCTGCCGTCCGGATTGGTGTACTGCACGTGATAACCTTCACGCCATTCGTGGTTGTCCTCGTTCTTGCGAGCGTAACCTTTCTCTACTGCGGCCAATTCGTTCATAGGTTCGGCCTTAACCTGTTTTGTTCCGATGTAAGTTTTCATTGTTTTGTTGATTAAAAATTATTCCAAAGGTAATATTTTCTTGGATGTTTAACGGGAAAGTACTACCTTGTACGCTATTGGCTTTGTCGGTATCGGTGCATACCTTTTCTCATATTTGTATGCGATATTAAGAGCATGCTGCAAGCGTGGGTTCTTGCATGCGAAAAACGAACAAATAGTAAACCCCTTGTAACCGTTCCAATAGTTCGGCTTGAATGAATAGAAAGCATTGAATATTTTTCTTGCAATTCTTCTTTTCATATTGTTTTGTTATTTTTTAAGCCCAAGGGCTTTGTTAATTTCATCTACGCGTTGTCTAACACGTTTCTCTCTTAGTTCAAGATGTACAGTCAGGTCGCATTCCATTATGAGGCGTGATATTTCTGGGCGTGAGTCTTCACTCTCCAAAACACACTCTCGGAAGTCGGCTACTCCATGGTTGAAGAAAATCTCGTAGTAGTGGTCGCCTACATGAGGATAGTGATAGAAGCGTCCGCTGTCTTCCCATGTGATACGATGGTCGCGAAGCGCATTGCGATAGTCGGCTATATCCTTGTCTGTTGCGAGACGGAAGTGATAATAGCGTACTTCGCCACTCGGATGAGTTTTTTCTAATTTGCAGCCTAATGTGCACTGGGAAAAATCGGAGTCGTGCAAATCTTCATAAGGCGAATAAGCTCCCCAATTGGCAAGGAACATGTTGTCCTTTGGTCTTATTCCATGCCAGAAGAAGATTTCTCGTCCTGCAATTCCGTCTCTTGTTTGTACTACAAGGTCGTTATGATTGAACCATGGACCACGAAGGATGAACAGTTTTCCGTCCTGCTCGCGGTATTGAGTGCAGCCGTTCTTTTGGTTGGCATAGTAAGAATTGATACGGTTCTCACCGTACCATTCAAAGGTGGCTTCTACGAATGCTTGGTCTTTCTTTTCTCCGCAGTCGAAGGCCTTGACTTCACAAAGACGGCCTTTACCGTTAACTACATGGAATGGTATGCCTTTAGCCTTGTATGTCTCATATCGTTTCTTAGAGAAACGTTCTATAATGATGATGTCGTCGTTCATATAAATTTGTTTCTTTGATGACTCGGTTTATAATAGAATGGCTTAATCTTGCCGTCCGCTACGCCATTCCAATAGTAGCGGAGAGCCTTTTTAATTTGCGGTTGGCGGTATGTTGCACACCACTGGAGAGCACGGTCGAACCATGTGCTGCTCATGCGGTCGATTGGGATGTACTTTACCATGCGGACTATTTTTCGGGCTTGTCGTGAGCGCATTTTTCTTCACGTTTATGTAGCAACTTCTCCATGAAGTTTACTTGTTCTTTATACCAATTGATAGTCTCTTTCATTACAAGGACCTCACATTTATATGAGTACTTGTAATAGTTCCCATTTCTCAATTTGTCATTATAGAACTTTTTAGTTCCATCTAAATCGGAATTTAGGAAGAGTGAGTAATTGTTGTTATGAGGATGAATGCACAAGAATTCAAGTATTTCACTCGTTACTCCAATAGAAATTATTTTATCTCCCGGTTTCAGTTGGGATATGTCTGTAACTTTTTCTAATTTATCTTTCATACTTCGTCACCTCCCTCGTTATTGGTTTGGTTTATCTGGAAGCAAACACCAGTATTTCCACTTGTATTCAGCTTTGTTTGGTACAGGCAATCCCATTTCGTTATACATAGGTGACGGATTGTCTATGTTGGCAATTCGCTTACAAGCATTGCGTAACAAGGCTTGGAATTTATCTGTAGCTTCTTTTGTCTTGCGGAATGTTAAACGAGTGGAACCACGTTCGCTAAGAAGTACTATCTCTTTGTTGAATGGTGGCAATTCGTCTGAAAGTTTAATCCATTTCATACTGTACCTCCTTTCTTCACCATTTCGGGATTGTCGTAGATGTTTCCAACAACCTCAACATCGCCTTCATAATCGTTGACAACGATTCCGTATAACGACCATGTGCTTGTGCTTACTGGATCGGCATACACTACATCAAAACAGTAACCGCGAACACCATCAACAACATGACCGATAACTCTGCCATTGTGTGCAAGAATGTCATCGCCATAAATCTCATGGTTGTTCTTGTCTCTTAGCCCAGTATTCATGCCGAGTGTCTTTTCTTGTATTGTAACGCAGCCATTCTCAAAGTCTGCATACTCAAAAATAGCAGGTTGTCTACCCATCCAAACCAAGTCACCATGTACCCAACAACCACTGCCAACGGCTTTGCCGCGAAAATCAATTGTTCTCATTGTCTGTTTCTTTCTTTTTTAGTTCTTTGATAAGTGTATCTGCGAAGCGTATAGCTTCACGGCAGCAGCCTTCGAGAGTCTTGTACTCAAAGCCGTTGATTGGCGAGTGGTCAGCCCTTGCGGCATTACCATCATCTGTGTAGATGGCAGGGAGCATTGTTTTGGCTATCTCGTAGCGGCGTTGTTCCAAGTTTACGTTACGGTCAGCTCGTCCCATGTAAGCCCAGTATAAATCAAGGTTCTTGTCATAGCTATTCTTTGAGTCGAGAATGAAACCGTTAAACTCTGCGACTACACGACTTCCTGATAGTTTGGCGGTGTGTAATACTAATTTGACAGCATCTTCAATGCTCGTCATTGATTTAATCTCTATTGTTTCCATAATTTATCTTCTACTTTTTCCCGGTAAAGGAATTACGTTGTATGTTTTGAAGCGATCCACAAGTCGGCCGTAGCCGTCATTGCGCTTGAACCGCTTTTCAAGTTCCTTGTTGTCAAGGTTTGTAGTCAGGTGGGCGAACTTGCCGAACTGCGTCCAAATCTCGTTGCGAGCGTGAAGGAACTCATCGGTGAGCAACCCGGTGTCCATGCCGAAGAACGTGCGGTCCTGTATGCCGATGTCGTTGAGGCACACATTTTCGGGTTTGCACTGGAAGCCCTTACTTTCCTCCTCAAAGTAAGTGAAGCGGTCGAGGTTGTTGTGGATGGTGTAGTAGTTGACCATCTGTGTGACCGACACGTTGTGAAAGAAGCGAGGGTTCTTAGTGCGCCGTAGATATTCGCTGAATATCTGCATGAGGAGCGTTTTGCCAACACCTACGCCGCCCTGTATAAGGAGGTTCTTGTGTAGCTTGTAGCCACGTTCGGGGAATACTTCTTCAGCCAGAGGGCAGTTGTTGAAGTAGAGCAAGAGGAAGCGCAGCACCTGCTTGTTGTCGTCGTCAACGATGAACTTGCGGCGTTGAGGAGCCAGCACAACAGAGTTGGCGATATAGACAAGGAAGCTGGAGTGTGCACTATATACGTTAGGGTCGGCAAGGTTGTACGCCTGTGCTCTCGCCTTTTCGCTCTCTCGCCGTAGGTTGAGTGCGCATTGGTGCAGGGTGAGCCACGGTGCATCCTTCTCGCGTTCGTTCTTGCGAAGAACGGAAAGGACGGCAGCGTCCCAGTCTTTGTTGCCGGTAGGCTGACGGCCATACTTGGCAAGTTCTGCGATTAGGCATTGTGGATATTGAGCCATAGTTTCAGACATTAAAGGTTAGACATCTTGCCCACCGAAGCCGCCATTGAACTCGTATGACGGAGGTGGCAGCTCTTGTGCGTCTTCCGGCTCGGCATGTGAGGGGTACGCCTTGCGCATCCACGAACAGAAGTGACGTTTGGCATCATTGATATTGTCGTGAGGTTTACCCTCATACTCGCAACGGCAGTGGTTGAGGAAGGAGTCGAGGCGTTTGCCAAGCTCGTCCTCGCGTATGTGGAACTGCATACATACCGGTTCGTTCCAAGAACGATCGGCACGCATTTCTTCAATCTCCTGCTCCAGCGTGAGCGTGTAGCCGGGCGTGACGTTGGGCTTGTCAGAAATGGCAGACGAGACAGCTCTATCCTTAGCAGGGCGACCGCCAAGTTTGCCGAACTTCTTGCCTTTCTTGCCGCCCTCAGAGCGTGCGTTGTTGGCATCCACCACTGGCTTGATAAGGATGAAGACACCCTTGGCAATGTCGGATAGTCCTTTAGGCTCCTTTCCGTTAAGGGCATACTCCACGATAGCCGGGTAAATCTCGGCCTGTACCTCGGAGGGCATACACTTGATAGCCTCAAGGAAACTGCGATAGAATATAAAACTGTCTCGTGCCATATAAATCAAACCTCTTTAATGCGGATGCCATGCACATGCAGCATGAGTTTCCGCTTGATGATATATTCCTTTGTTCTGACTCCCTTTGTGTCTTCCACGACGGTCTGCCCGGTAGCCTTGTCGGTATAAACGAAATCGGCTACATAAGAACAGGGGCGTTCGAGAAGAACACGTGTAGGACGATTTTTGAAATCTTTGCCACACTCGCCGTATTGTGCAGGTATCAACAGGTATGACACCTGCTCCCGAAGGTCGGAGATAAGTCCGGCACGCTGCATCATGCGTAGTTCGGCAGCTCGGTAGTGCTCTTTCTTGGATGCGTGGGAGCCTACGCGTTTGTTGCCGTACTTATTCCGACCTTGGAAGGCAAAGGATGAAAACTTAGCCATTACTGCTTGTAGTATTAACCATGTAGCGGAACAAGTCCATTATTTTAGTTTCGTCAAGCGTGGCAATCTCGTAGTCAACGAATGAGGTTTTCATGTGTTGAACAACCACCGTGTGGGCATTGTTGATGTCGGAAGCCTTTACAATGAAGTAAACCGCCTGTTTCTTTTCCTTGGCTGTTTTCTCGTCATAGGTTACGAACATCAACTTTGCCTTGAACCACTTGTCGGCAGAGTCAGCACCATTCTCGACAATCTCTGAGTAGTTGGTGCGCTTGATAGTGACCACATCGAAGTCGCCCGAAATGAACGGCTCCATTTCCTTTGTGATGCGTCCCTCTGCTTCGGCAAACGAGCAAGCATCAACAAGGTACAACTCTGTGACTTTCTTAGACATTCCATTCGGCATAGTACGCTCGTAGCGTATGCCACATTCATATAGCATCATAGTGTGGCCTCCTTTCCTTCGTTGATCGCCTTTACCAGTTCCTTGCTTGCACGGAGCTTGACAGACGTGTGTGCCGGGATAACCAGAGGCTTGCCGGTCTTGAAGTTGCGTGCTGTGCGCTCGGCTACCTCAACCGGGGTGAAGGTGCCGAAGCCACGGATAACAACCACTTCACCCTTGGCGAGTGCTTCCTTGATAACTCTGAGTGTGCCGTCGATGGCTTTCACTGTTGTTGAGAGGTGCAGTTTCTCAGATACTGATACCTCACGTGCCAATTCACTCTTTGTCATGATAGATAAAATTGAGTTTATAATGTTTTTGCTATATTGTTTTCGCCTGTCATAGGTATGCGCAGGTCGAGAACGTCTTTGTCTGTTGCGAGTCGCCACCGGCACTCTGTCAATTCATTCTTCTGTTCGTCGATGAATTTTTCGTTTACCTCCACCTTCAGCGCATGGATGAATGGGAAGATCTTGATGATGGCGTAACGCCCGGTTAGATTTTGGCTTATAACCTGTCTCATTTTATTTTCTTTTTTAATTTTTGGGTGAGTTGTCTAATACACCATGCACGGCATGAATTGCGCAGACCGTGCTGTTTATCGTAGAGAGCGGCCGCATCATCGAGATACTTGATAATGCGCTGCAGGTCGGTCTTACATAGGTCAGCCATCGTCGTCCGGATTGAGGAATAGTGACGTAAGCTGGTCGAAGTACATTTCATCCTGTGGAATGTCGTCGTCGGTAGCCATTATCTGGTTGGCGATGGACTTCTTCTTGTGGATGATGGCATAGAGGGTGCGGTCGATGGTTCCACGACCAAGGAGGTAGTAGCACGTCACGTTGTCCTTTTGTCCGATACGGTGTGCGCGGTCTTCGCATTGACAGCAGTCGGCATAAGTCCATGGGAACTCAACGAAAGCCACGTTAGACGAGGCCGTGAGTGTGAGACCCACGCCAGCTGCTTTTATGGAGCAGACAATTAGCTGTGCTTTCCCGGACTGGAACGCATCGACGGCAGCTTGTTTCATCATCATGGAGTCGCGCCCGGTAACAGATACAGCCTTTGGAAACGCCTTTTTTATCTCGTCCACAATCTCATGCAGAGAGCAGAAGAGAATGAGTGGCTTTCCGTTGGCGAGGAATGTGCGCGTGAAGTCGATGGCTTGCTTCACCTTGCCTTTGGCAGAGAGCGAGCGCAGCGTCATGAACTTAACAAGAGCCTCCATGCGCATCTTGCGTCGTATGTCGATGTCGTCGCACTCGGTATATGTGCGCAGGTATTCTGCAAGGTCGGCTTCTGCAAGCATATACTCGTCGCGGTTGCTGATGTCAACGATAAGGTCGGTGCGCGTCTTGTCTGGTAGTTGGGTGAGTACTTTGGCCTTTTCGCGACGGATCATGCAGCGTGCATAGAGTTCTGCAGAGAGCCGGTCGAGGTTGCGCGGTGCGTCGTCTTCGTCTTTACCTCGTCTCTCCTTGCTTATCTCGCCACCGCCATACTCGGCAAGGAACTTGGCGCGTCCGCCAAACTCAGACAAGCGTCCCATTATGGAGAGCTGCGCTATGAGATCGGCAGGACGATTGACAACTGGCGTACCAGATAGCAATATGCGATACTCCTTGCCCTCAGCAATGCCACGCGCGAAGATGGTCTGCTGTGCTGATGGGTCTTTCACGCGGTGGCTCTCGTCAATTATGATAGAACGAAACAGTTTGATGTCGGGCGTAAAAACCACATCTTTCAGCCGGAACCCACCACGTGAGCCTCCCTTGATGTCCCACACGAAGTATTTGCGCAGAGACTCGTAGTTGACGACCGCCACCTGCTGCATGCCCATCCGGAGAAGATAAGGCCATGTGGTAAGCACGGAATTGTCGAGCACAAGGGCTTTCTTGTTGGTGAATTTCTCGAACTCGCGCTGCCAGTTGATTTTGAGCGAGGACGGACAGACCACAAGGCAAGGGTAAGCATTGGCACAGTCAACGACACCGATGCTTTGCAGCGTCTTTCCCAAGCCCGGCTCATCGCCGATTAGAAATCGGTGCCAGCGCAGCCCGGCAAGTATGCCCTCCTTCTGATAGTCGTAAGGCTCGACGCGAAGGTTATGTTTCAGAGTTTCAGCCATACGCATTGATTGTGTGTTTTGATATTGTTATGTCGTAGCCGTGTATGTATGCTTGCTTGCGTAAGTCGGCGCATGAGAGCATGCAATGGCGAGCTTCCTTTGAGCGAGCGGCCATGCCTGAAGAAGAACGTACCCCCCCCAACCATGCCACCGCATGTATATCCGTAAGAGCCAGAGAACACAGCGAACGGACACATACGTCTGAGGCGTTTGAGCAGCTGGATTTGTGCTGTCTGTGATAATTTCTTTTTCATACTTTGTCTGTTACATAAGGTTGAAAGCCCAATATTGGAAGGCAAGTTCTTCGTACTTCTCGCGTCCGCGATTGTAGATGTCGTAGCCACGGTTGATGAACTTCTTGAAAATGTTGCAGTTCTTTTTGCTGATTGCGTAGATAAAGTCTCGGTCGGAATGGGCGATGTCCATGTACCATGCCCGGCTACGGTCCCAGTCGAAGAAATCTACAGCATTGTCGAACTCAGCTTGTGTTGAGGCGAATGTTGTTTTCAGATCGCCGCCGAAGTTGGCCATTGGCACCCACCAGTCCCATTTGCAGCGTGTGTCCAGATGGAAGGTAAATCCCCCATTGTTGAACTCCTGCTGCTTGTTGACCATGAAGCGTTGTGTATCGGCATGTTCGAGCACCTTAGCGAGGAATTGGTCTCGTCGTGCTTCTGCACGCAGTGCACGCTGCATTTCGCGAGCGTGGAGGAACTCCTCCTCAGAACATTGTTCGCCGTCGATGGTCATGTGCAGGAAGTCAACACGCGAGGGTTCGGTGATGATGGCATCGACGATAGACCCGAAGCGGAAAGCAGCCTCCTTGTCGCCGAACTGCATGTGAGGGTGCAGCAGGTTCTTCAGTTCGGTGAGGTCAGAATTACTGACCTCACTTCTCTGATAGTATTCGTCCGGGTTGTTAATCTTCGTCATAATCGTCGTAATCAGGTTCATATTCAACTTCGCCCTCACCGTCGCACACCTCGCAGGTTTCCTTTTCGCCCTTGATGATGTGTTCGCCCTTGGCTTCGGCTTCTTCCTCGGTTTCTGGTAGCTGGTCGTATTCCTCTTCGGTACATTCCGTTTCGCAGTCGGCCACAAAGTCGTAGGCGTAGTAGTGATAGCCAGTACCACCACAAGCCGTACACTCAATCATTGTTGGTTCACGTTCATTCCATGGGGCGCGAGGGTCATACTCCGCGCCAGCCGGGTAATATCCACTTTCGTACATAATCGTTTACTTTGCTTTAACTTCCTCCTCGTAGGAGACAGATGTTGAACTGATGAACTCGGGGTGGTCCTTATCATTGGCCACCTTCTCGCAGAATGTGATCTGCTTCTTGAATATCTTGGCGAGGTCTTCGACCGACATAAACTGTCCCTCCTTGGACCACCACATAGATACAGCAGCGAGAACGCCCTGTGCGTCGTGGAAGTGTATGCGCTTCTTGACAGAGGTCTTAGGTTGGTAGCCAGCCGGAGAAACAACCGCTTGCTGACCGAATAGGTTGCCAATCTCGGAAGCCTCGGCTTGCATCTTCTTCTTGGCTGCTTCCTCTTCCTCCTTGCGCTTGCGCTCAGCCTCGATACGTGCGGCTTCGGCTTGCTCACGTGCTTTCAGTTCAGCAGCCATGCGTGCCTTCTCTTCCTCGTTTGCCTTCTGCATACGTTCCAGCTCTGCTTTCTTTGATGGCAGCATGTCGATGATGGAGTCACGATATTCGGCCACCTCGAACTGAAATTGCTCACGGAACTGTTGCATGAGCTTGGCAAGGATGGAAGAACGAATGCCCGGCAGTTGGTCTCTCATGTCGGCAATTTCAGTCGGGATAAGGACTGTAGAGTTCAGCGTGTTTCCATAGTCAGCCGGAAGAGTGACGGGATATTCATGGATAGTCTTGCATTGTGCTTCGTAGTTTTCGAGGGTCAGACCGCTGTTGAGCTTTGTCAGCTCGTTTGTGGCATTGGTCGTATATACATTGAACTGACGCTTGAAGTCGTCCTCCACGTCCTGCTTGTAGCGGCTGAAAGCCTGTTCGCGCTGCTGACGGATAATCTCTTCACGGCGGAGGCGTTCTTCCTCTTCACGCTTACGTGCTGCATAGGCATTGCGCTCCTGCTGGATTTGATAAGGGATAGAACCGGTCTTGTTAGGATCGACAGAATTTTCCATGCCGGTGAACTCGGAACGTATCTGGTCGAATATCTTGGTGATGGCTGAACGGTTGGTGTTCATCTTCTTCACCGTGTTGCGAGCCTTGTTGATGTAGTTGGCGCACTGCATATCCAGTTCATCGTTCATGCCGTTGGCCTTGATTTGTGCAAGGAGTTTCTGGCCATACTCGGTACAACGCTCGGACGAGGTTGTGTTGTCCTTGTAAATCTGTGGCGCGGATTGCGCTATCATCTGTACGTTTTCCTTGCGTACGATGGTGAGGTCTGTTGTCTGTTCACTCATTGTTGTAAGTATTATAGGGTTAGAATGTATCATCGTCGTCGTTGGCGGCAGGGTCAACGGTTACTCCTGCAGACGTGTCGGTCTGAGGTGCGAAGTCCTGCTTCTCTTGGATAATCTCGCCAGTGGAGGTGTCAACCTTCTCGCCATCACCGGTAACGCCGTAGATGTCGTCAGTGATTTCTGTCTCGTCAACCTGCTGTGACTCCAACTGCGTAGCACGACCGACACGTGCCTTCGGATAGGTCTTGAAGGCGTGCTTGATGCACTTGGCAACGAGGAAGCCGGGGTCAATCTGTCCGCCTTGTGCAACGTAGAGCGCATTGGGTTTGCCGTTCTCCCACGTCTTGGACTGATAATTGTACTTGCCGTTCTGACGAGCGGAGTAGTTGGAGAGTCGTGTCCAGTCTTCAGGCAGCATGACAGCATAGTCGATAGAACCATCGGCGCGTGTGATCTTCATGAAGCAAGCAACGATACGGCCGGTGGTGTGGGGAAGACGGCATGTGTAGTTGACGAATTTTTGTCCGTCGCGTTCGCCATACTCGAAGCTGTCCTCTTCGTACACGATAACCGGGTTGTCGGCGTGGCGTATCTGGCCGCAGCGTGCACGAAGCACCAGCTCGCCATATCCGGACACGGTGAGCATGCAGTGTGTCTCGTACTTGTTTTTCTTCTGTCCGTTGTCATAGTAGCTGTCAACGGCGACGGAACGAGCGAGGAGGTAGGCTTGCGCCTTGGTGCCGGGGTCGAGGGTGAGTCCGGAAATTGCCACGTCGAGGAAAGCTGTGAAGAGCGAGAACTTTGTGCACGTCTTGCGCACGTCCTCTTTCTCAGAAAGCAGACGGTTGAAGTTGCGTGCCTCGCGCTCGTAGGCTGCTTCGCCTGATGTTCCAGTAGATGGTGTCCACATTGCCTCGTAAATCTGGATGAACTTGTCGCGTACATTGTCATTGCGAACAATCCCAGTAGGTTCCATTGCGTTGATTTTATCAACTGTAAGTTCTATCTTACTCATAGTGTTAAAAATTAAAAGATGAATATTATTTGTTTGTCTGTGAGCCGCAGGTGGGAGTCGAACCGCACTAATGCACTCCGTGAGCATATTTGAGCCTTGTACTTCGGCTGTAACATGCCTTCTGTGGTTCCCGTTGCGCCGGGTGCCCTTTCCGATTAAGCATTCTATCTGCGGCAGTTGAGGCTACTTTTCAAGGTAGTCTTGTTGTATCCTCTGCAACAGCCGCAGGTCGGCTGTACGGTATTCGACTTTGCCCGGACGCTTGTAGGCAAGGACTTTGCCCTGCTTGCGCCACCGCTCCACATTGCCACGACCGAACATCTGAAACGCTTTGTTCTGGCTGATGAACTCTGGATCGTTGGCATCCTGCTTAATCATGTGGACCACCTTTGCGGCCACATCATTGAGGAAGGTGGAGTAGCGTACGCACTTGTCGGGGAAGTTGAGAAAGTTCATTATAGTTCGCCCTCCTGTCGGCTCATTGGGTTGGGGGTCTCGTCGGCTTCATCGCACAGCTTGTCGAAGAACTGAAGCAACCAGTCATGCTTGCGCCACTTGTTGAAGAGCAAGATGGTGAGAGCAAGCAGCAGGAAACCGAGGGCCTTATCGAGGATAAGGTGGAAGAGGTACGCGAAGAAACTGTTATCTTGCTCCTCTCCGAAAAGGAAGAGTGTTCCTGCGCATCCGATGATAAGTAGGATGCAAACGCGGATGATAGAATATGCTTTATTCATTTTTTGTTGTTATTAATGGTTGCACATGGTGGTGTCTTTGCGTACTCAACGTAACGGTTGAGGAACATGCAGAAACAGCCGTTGAGAGCATTGAAGGACTGTTTGCAGGAGGTGCAGAACTTATTAGGCATTAGTTGTAGAGGTTTATGCCCAACTTGTTGAACGCCTCTTCTTCTGCAACGGATCCGCGCCAAGCGTCGAGATAATCGTTGATGGCTTTCTCGTTGTTGGCATCGGCCTTTTCGTTGTAGCCGAAGTCCTTGCAGAAGGCTGACCAGCTAATACGGTCGAGTTCTTCGTTAGACAATTGGGTTGAGGTGTTGCAGCTGATGAGGCTTGCAACAAGGAGTGCTGATGTGATGATTAACTTTTTCATTGTTCTTTACTTTATTCGGGTTATTACTTGTTCTCCAGTCTTCGTTGTTGTGCTGAACACATAGCCTTTCTCTTTGAGTTCACAGCAGGTCTTTATGACGGTCTTGTTACTGTATCCTTCGGGAGCAAGGCGAGTTTCACCAACCGACATCTGCATTAAAGCATCGGAAAGTGAAGCGGTTTTAAGTCGTTTTATTTCCATTTATTCGTTATTTTGATTACTTTTTAGTATCTTTATGCCGCAAAGGTAATCAAAATAGATTTACCTACATCAAAAACGAGTAGGTTTCTGTTCGGAATTAAGAATTATTAACTATATAATGATTTATCTAAATCGAAAATGCTTATGAATATTGAAAGAGTTAACATCGGTTTAAGCATTGAGCAGAAACTCAATGAACTTGGTATGTCAAAGTCTGAGTTTGGTCGAAAAATAGGCGTACCCCAACAAAATGTGAATAGGATACTTGATAAAACAAGTATTGATACAGACAAACTCGCAACAATAAGTGAAGCCTTGGGTTATAACTTCTTCAAAGAATACACGGATGATTTATCTGATACGTCGATGGAGGTTTCGTTGGCAGGAAATAATAATCAAGTCAATGGGAACGGGGCGCATAACAACATCAACGGTGATGTAAGTGCTGCTATTTGGGAAGAGCGAGTAAAGAGCCTTGAAGCCCTACTTGCGGAAAAGGAGAGACTGATTAAGGTTTATGAGAAGATGGTGGAGAAATGAAATATATTCTGCATTTTATCGGAACTATTATGCTTACCGCGATTTGTAGTTTAATCGCGGCAACCATGTTGGGAGTCTTACGCTATCTTGGATATTTGCTGTCTTTGGTAGAAAAGCCAACCCTTGTGAATATTCTTGGGATGGCACTAATCCTATGGGCTATAATGTTGCTACGTGGGGTAATATCTGTTATTGCTTTCATGTACCATTGTTGGAAAGACCCATATTTCAAACAAGCTACATTCCAGACGGGAATTAGCTGGAAAGAATATAAACGCTTTAAAGAAATTAAATGATATGGACGGCAATAAAGATTTGATGAAACTTAAAGATAGAAAAATGGAGAAAGTATTGGGCATAGCAACATATATCTCTATGTTTACACCATTCTTGTTTCTGTCAAACAATGGACATAAATGCGAATATGACGACTGTATGATGATTTTCTATGATGATAAATTTGGTTGCTGCATACAGAAAGGCATCAATGATTTATGCCTACTTCTTGCAACCATGTGGAGCTTTGCCGTTGTAGGTGGAGCATTAGTCTTAAGCAAGAACAAAAGTGCAATTTCCCCATTTTTGTTCATTGGTGTACTACTTGCCATATCGGTATTTGCTGCACTATTAGACCCTTCAAAATGGCATTTCGTCCTTGCTTCATCTATCCCAGCTGTCATGTTTACATCGTGTGCAATCTTTGACATCAAGAAAACATCCAACTAATTGTACATCTATGGAACTGAAAGAATTCATCAAGACGGCACTGACTGACATTGTCACAGCCGTAAAAGAAACACAGGAGAGTGTTCAAGAATTTGCAACCATTGCCCCTATCACAGAGGCTGGCAACAAGATTACACACATTAAGACTCCAAATGGATATGCCGATATATCTAACATTGATTTTGATGTGGCAGTTACTACTGAAGCAACAGAAGGTGCAGCCAATGGCATAAAAGGAGGAATAACCGTTGCAGGAGTGTTTAGCATTGGTGGAAATGGTAAAGAAGAAACGGCTGAGAAATACCAAAATGTATCAAGGATAAAATTCACAATACCTGCATTACTTCCTCATGCGTCCTCACTTGATGAAGAGGTTGTAGTAAAAGACGGAGCAAGACATAAGGGCATCACTCGTCGCGAATTTCAGAATATGAGCGACCAGTAATTGCAGTGAAGGCATCTTCTGCACAATTGTATGCACCACAACTTGTGCTTTCGTGCTTCAAATAGGCAAAGACCAGTCGTGTGTACAATCTGCGATAATACCAAAAGCGTATGTGTTTAAGTATCTTCTTCATGTGGACAAAGTTAGTGATAGTAGAACAATGAACGATTTTAAGTTTTGGAATGGAGGTTGCACGGAGGACGAATTCTATGCTGAACTGAAAGATGCTGCATGGAACATTCTCCATGAAAATCCCGGTACAGATTTCGGGGATTGGCAGATGATGCTCATCGAGCAGTACCCGACGGAAGTAGTGGACGCATTGGGCACCAACCCTCCTGAAGTCTTTGCGGAACTTTCCGACTGGTGGGACTGCATGGACTACGACGACGGAGTGTTGGAGATACCGCACACGTTCCGGGAATGGGCAGAGTATTTCGCCACCGAACGCTCCGTGGAACTATACGACCTACTTGTTGAGGCGAAACGCAAATAAGGCGTTTTAAGCGTCTGTTTTCGTCAAAACAATAAAACCCTCATCCGAGCACATAAAGTTCGTCAGAGGGGCAAAATAACGGCTCAGGACGGCATTGTGATGCCGGAGCCAAAGTCGCACAAACAAATGAGATTAGCACGATAAGATTAGTTAATTCACCTCTTTTGATAGAGACACTTACAAATTCTTCAAAAGTCCCTCATAATGAGAGGGTGAAATCAGCTGCGCAGGCTGCTATTGAGGATTAAACAGCGAAAAGCATGAATCTATAATAACGAGGTAAGTCTTTTATAAACAAAGGCTTACCTCGTTTCTTTGTATTTGGACATTTTTCGAGTTTTGATGCCAAAACGTGCAGAATGTACGATTTGTTTAACAAATTATGCACGTGTTTTACGAAAAACGTGCTTGGCTATTCCGTGTACCAATTGGATATTGGCTATTGTTGTTTATCTGAAAACCAACATACATTTGCATCGTTTTAACGATGTGTTAAAATGATGCACTTTGATTAAAACTAAAGAATATACAAAATGCTTTATTTTATAATGCCATTATCCGTATCACGCAGGTTTATCTTCTTTTCTGCTGACTTATGCTTGCTTCCACGGCTTAGTCGCCAAGATACATTCAGCGTAACGAGATTACCGCTATCCTTGGAATAACCAATAGTGTGCTTATACAGATTACGGTTGAGCAACTCGTTCTCATACGACTTGTAGTTGCTCTTGAAAGGGTTAGCCCACGACAACGAGAATTGCCAGTCGCGCCATGAATAGGCAGCTTTCAGTACAGAATAGGCTCCATTGTAGCCTTTAGATTCTCCCTCCAAGAATCGGTTGCCGTTATCTATGTATCCTTGCAACGTGAATTTGCCGAGATAAGCCGTGATGCTACCTACATAATACCACGATGTATAGCAATGTGTATAGTCGTTGCCGTAATTAAAGCATCTGTACACTCCTCCATAGGCTGCAATCTGAAATTTTTCGGGCAAGAGCCAATAGCCAGCGTACGCCATAGCGTTCAGCGCATCAATTTCCTTTTGATTAATCTGAGTGTATATGAATTTATTGTCGTCAGTCCGCTCATAATGTGCCATGTTCGGTTTGAGACATTGCTTGTAATAACCATCTACAAAGGTCTGCAGACGATTGGTGTTATATGAAAACTGCAATCGATGCTCCATATCGTGCGAAGGTTTCAAGTCAGGATTGCCTACAGTCCATTCCATACTGTTTGTGCGAACCATTGCGTCGCTCGTCATGGCTATACGGGAAACTACGTCCTGCATCCGATAAGTGTAGCTCAACTGCATGCTGTTATTGATTTGATATGTCAGAGATGCCTTTGGGTGAAAAGTCCAGAAATTATATCTGTGCCCGTTCTGGGTGTAATGGATATAACTTGCACCCGCACCTAATGTGTAACGCAACGGTTGGAGCATGCCCTTGATTTCGGCAAAGGCATATAGGCGGTTGTTGTTGGTCTTGGTCAAAGCTGAAGCATCGCCAAGATAGTCGTTCTTGGTGTGTTTATAGCTATAGTTCAAGCCTGTTGAGAGGGTAAAGGGTTTGAGTCTGTTCTCATAAATCACCTCAGTAAGGAGAGAAGCTGTCTTGCCATCCACATCATATTGATAAGGTGTACCCTCGTCATAATAGCTGCCTGTCTGTGTGGATATATAGGTACCTACGGCATTGGCTGTGATGGATTGGCGTGGGGTGAGCTGACGAAAGAAATAAACATCCAAAACAGGCGAAAGACTCTTATTGTGTTCTCGGCTTGTAGCCTGATATTGTCGAGAACCATCCGTGATGTCCTTAATGTTATAGTTGTCAGGAGTGTTGTTGAATGCTCCGCTCAAGGATGTTTGGAATACGGTTGCTGTGGAGTCCGACCAGTTATAGGTTAGTTTTGTATCATGCGCTATAGCTTTACTAAGCGACTCCACATCATTTCGCTCAATAGTGTATATACTGCCGTCAGTCAAGGTATATTGGGACAGCTGCTTGCTCTTTTCGCCTTTGTTTTTATATCCACTCACGTCATACGAAAGCGACCATTCACTCTTTCCGCGGTTCCATTTACCATACACCGAACCGTTGCCTTGCAGGGTGGTAAGAGCCGAAGTTACGTCCGTGCCAATAGTATAACCGCTCTCGCTCCTGCGTGTAACTATATCAATCACATAGCCAATGCTTTCGTCATAACGAACGCCGGGGTTGTTTATAAAGTCAATCTTGGCAATATCTTTTGGATTAAGCGCCAACATCTCCTGTTTGCCTACAACAATGCCATTTACCCGAAGTTGAACGCTACCTCTGTTATCAATAGCGGTAATAGTATGGTTGATGTTGTCAATACGAATATTGGCAAGTGTGAGTTTCTCAAGAATGCTGTAGCCATTGTTTGAAGCCTGCTTCTGTGCGTCGGTAGGATAGACGAGCATGCCGTCAGGCTTGTTCACTACCTTAGCGGCTTTTACCGTTACTTCATCAAGCGTGACGGTCTTGTCCACATTCTGAGCGTAAGCACAGAATGCAGAAGTTAGAATAATTGAAATTGTAGCTAATCGTTTCATTTTGCGCCATTTTTTGTTTTATGGCGCAAAATTACATCCTCTTTACAAGAAAGCCTGTTATTTTGTCTGACATTTCCCTGACATTTCCCTGACAAACGACTGACAACGAACCTATCTATCTGAGTTTCAGGCTATAACTCTTACCCCGATCCGATTCGATTTTCAGGGTGCTATGTGTTTCTATGATAGGTTTTATACGTCTAATTAGCGTATAAAGCGTATCGCTTGCATCAGGTTTCTTAGGCCATAGTCGGTCGCAAATCTCCTGTTTCGATAACGTATGGGTATCTGTCGTTATGAAAATTTTAAGCAAGGAGTGTTGCATAGGAGTAAGACGAATCTCCTCACCCGATACGGTCATAAATTTATCATCATGGAACACAATACCTCCGTACGCCAAACCTTGAACTATCAACTCTGGCTTATTCCTTCTTACATACCACAAGCTCCCCAACAACCACAATGCACCAAACGCGAAAAGAGAGCCCGAAGCTTTTTGATCGGACATCATGAAAGTCGTAGCAAAGCTGCAATTTGCCTCTGCCACCATCTTGGTCTCCCAACATCCACCTCTGCGTACGGTACGCATGGCAATACCTGCCGTATCTTTCAATTTGGCAATGGTGAGACAGTTGCGGTAACAGCGTATGGTGTCTGTGGTAACCACATTGTCGGGCATTTTCACAAGAACTTGCTTCAATGCCTGATCCACATCCTGGGCTATCATGTATTCTGTTCTGCGATAGCTGTTAATGCTTGTACACAACGCACAAAGCATAATAAAGCTGAACACTATGTATAGAAGGTTCTTCATAATTTATCCAATGTAATACGTGTGTTACATTAATAACGATACAAAAGTACATTTTATTATTATAACCACATTTTTTTTAGAATTTATACATAGAGTCGTCATTCTCTTGGAAACGTCGCAAAATATGCGGTATTATCGGCACAGTTGCATAAGTCCGTGGCAATATAATCATGTTATCCAAAGATCATAGACGCTCTGAACATAAAGAAAGGTAAATCCTGCACACCGCGTAGTTGTGCTCTAAAGGTTCTTCCGTTAAATGCATAGATGAAATATGGAATGGCAGGAATGGCTGGAAGAGTCGTGGCGATAGAGCAACGCGCGCCGTAAGGGCGAATGACGGCTGTGCGACATGTGGAACCACCTTATTGTAACATGTAACATGTAACAATGTAACGTTTTTATTTTCCCACAGATCTCACGGATTTGCGCAGATGCCGTTCGGGGTGATGGGCTTCCACAGATCGCGCCCTTGGCGCGGCAGATGGCACAGATCTTTCGCAGGCGCATTTAACGGGCACGCCCCAAAGGGGCAGAAGTGCATAGCCCAGCGGCAAGCGAAGCGGCGCCCTGGGTATAATGTTGCCGTGCAGGTTGCGCCCTGTAAGGGTAAAAGTGCTGAAACAGAGCGTGTTATGTTTACTTTTGCCCTTACTATTATATTTGCAGACGAAAAGAAAGAAGAGAAAAATTCTTTCATTCTGTATAC